TTAAAAAGTTAGCTTCTACTGTAAACAAATCATTTAACCTATCAACTTGTAAATCAGCACCTATTATGTCATCTCCAACATAGTTTTTTGTAGAAGTTCCAGAAAATTGAAAGTTTGTAGGCGTATCTTCTACTAAATTTAAAGTATTAGTAAAGTCAATAACTTGCTGCCATCTTGTATTTACATAAGTAGGTTTAGTATAAAAAGTTGGGGCAAAAAGGTTTTGATTACTTCTTTCTAGTTTAAAATTATCCATATAAATTATGGCTGTATCATCATCGCTATCAGCGTTCCAAGCTAGTGAAATAACATCTCCTTCATTAGCAAAAAATGATTGATAATAAATATTCCAGTTTTCATCTGAAAAACCATTATCGCTATAAATAGTTTGAGCTACACTTCTGTTTGAAGAAAGAGAATTATTTATAAAAACATCAACCGTTAGATTTACAGAAGCAGTAGGATTGTTTTTATAAACTGCAAATTGAATAAAATGAATCCCAGTATTTTTTATAACAGAATCAGTTTGAACATCTGCGTTCCAACTAATATTATCCGTTGTGGCTAAAAACCTAACTTTCATCGATCCATTACCAGATAAAGAAAATTCGTCTGTGTTTGATATTTCAGCTACACCTACACCATCAGTAATAGTATATGTATAATCAGTTTCAAAAGAAAGAAATGGATTAAATAAATTCTCTGAATACCTAGCCGTTTGTTGTTGTACTAATTGTCCTTCTATTGCCATAATATTTTATTTTTAGTTTGCTACTTTATATGAACCCTCGATGTATAAATCTATCAGACCTTGAGGAATACTTCCATACAATATAATTCCATTTTCAGAAAATGTAATACAAGCATTTGGTATTATTGTTGGATTTACAAATACTCTACTTAAAGAACTAGAACTAAATCTATTTGGTAATGGTTTGTATAAAGATGTTGGAAAAGTAGCCAAAGTCAAACCAAAAGCAGTTCCTAAAGATTTTGTTTCTGTATTTGATATAAATCCACTATAAAAAACTCTATTACCTATCTTTTCAAAGTAAATTCTAAAAGTACAATTAAAAAATAAAGGAATAGAACTAGGTACAGATATATTTGGAAGTCCACTAACTTGTGCTGTATCATTAAAATACAATTCAGTAGAAACTGGGAACATCTCATTTGTAATCAACTGCTCAACATCAGCGTGTTCTGTCTTTACAACTAAAGGAGTTTTATTGCGAATGTCATCATCTATCGCTGCGGTTATTTGTGCTAGTGTACTCATATCTTATGTATAATCATTTGTTGTATCGTAATCTGCTGGATCGTATTGCCCTCCTAATATTTCAAAAGTCCAATCTGTTGTATTCTTAATGCTAAAATCATTACATCCTACCCCTATAAACAATCCATCGCTTATGATAACATAGTATTTTTTAACAATAGTATCAAAGCCTAAATTATCAATAACAAACTCATTGTCAGCAAGGGTAATGTTATTTTGAGTAAAAGTAATAATTAAATTATTAAATTCATCGTAAATTTTTAAAGTGCCAACTCCTAAGGTTACATCTTGATTAAATAAGCCAATAATATCAGTTGGGAAAGTAGCAGCAGTATAAATACCACTAGGCGTAAATGATAACAAACTTAAAGGCTGAAATAATTGATAACCAAGTGTTGAATATTGCCCTTGTGTATTTACGCTAAATGTAGCAGTTTTAAAATTAGTATCTCCTAATATTTCTGCTGGCTCATAAGTTTGAATTTTCACTCTTTCGCCATCTACAAAAACTGTATCGTGGCTAAACATTTCATTTAACCTATTATCAATTGCTATATCTAAGAAACTAAATACATACATCTTTCCAAAAGTTGTAACATCTCTATAATTAGCAATATTACCATCTGTTTGAGTATATGACTTTATATTCTTAGTATTTGCTGAATCTTGATAAAAACAATCAAAAAAACGTATTGTTTGAGTTGTTGGTTTTAAGTCGTATGGTATGCCTTTAAATCTGCCAAAGTTTGAATATTCGCATCGAGTAGTTAAATGACTTCTGTAATTGGTTACTAAAAACGAATTAGAATAGTAAACATTATCGTTTATTAAATCGGTAATCTTTAAAAATAATGGAGTAGTCCAATAATCAACTCCAATATTACCAAACTCAAATCTAATTTGTGGCAATCCATCAACAATTAACGTATCATAAAAAAACAAATTAGATATATCTGATTTTACAGCGCCATCACAAGTTATAAGTTCAACTTTAATACCACCGACAAATGAAACACCATCTTTACAATTGCTAAATTGCATAAATGTTTCGCAAGGTATTTGAACTATAAAAGGTCGTTTAGTTATCTCAACCGTATTAGGATCATCGCCTTTCTTCGCACTTGCAAAGTCATTTAAGTATAATCTTATAAACCCTAAGTCCATACTATTGTGTTTAATTGTGTAACTAATTCTGTTATAGAGTTATATTTTACACCGTTCAAAAGTACAAAATCATAACGATAATAATTACTCAAAGGATTACTTTTTTTATCGTACAACTGAATGAAGTCATTTTTAGTCATAAACCACTCTGCAACGCCTTGCATATCATAAGGTGCATCGTTTACATTTACTATATTTCCATCAATTGTAATTTTTAAAAACTCATCATCATATTTCTTTTCTCCATCTATATCAGCCTCGTTTGTTGCTAATGTGTACTCAAATGATTTAGGAAATACTCTTACAACTTTTCCAGTTGGTGTAAATATTCTAACAAATCCTTTTTTAGTTCTATAATTCTCTAAATACTCAACTACATCTTGATATTGAGCTACAATTTTAGCTTTAATTATAATAGGCTCTACTAAAGGCTTCGGCAAGTCACTATAAAGTATTCTGGCATCTTCAATTACTGGTGTTGTTTCAGTATCTAATTGTGTTTCTAACTTACCAAAGTTTTTAAAGAAAGAGTTTTGAATATCGCTTTTAGCATATAACATTACAGAAGCAAGGTATTGATACCAATATTTCATATTACGTTTAATTGTATAAGCTAAATTAGAATAATCTCTAGGCGCAATACTAAATCCCTCTGTCGTTCTAGTTTGCCAAAATACGTTAACGTAATTATGTCTTATTTTAATTGTTGCATCTCCAGTATATTGAGATACTGGAGTATTAGGAGTTAAAGTTATTATTGTTCCATTTGTACTAACTGAAAAAACAGTATAAACTCCAACATTAACACTTTCTAATATTTCAAAAATTGAACCTGTTTGAAGTCCTAGTTTATTCCAATTAATAATACTATCTCCAGTTTCTCCCTCACTATTAGTATTTAAAATTTCTAGTTTACCACTAACCCATCTCATTAATAAACTTGAAAAGAAAACATTAAACGTATTAGGAGGCAATTCGCACATATCCTCAATAAATAATTTTTCGTCTTTTTCAGTTGAGGTTTTTGGTTTGTTAAGCTCTAAATCAATAACAGTTTGTTTTTCTAAAAAATCACGCACAAAATCAATCTCTATTTTTTTACTATTGTCAGACCTTTGATTTCTAGGCAACCACTCACTATAAGTATGTACTCCTAAAGAAGTATTTTCAGCGGATCTATCTTGTTCAAAGTTTTTATAACCCCAGCCAAAATTATTTATTAAATAAGTTTCGTTGTAAGGCTCATTATAATCTTCACTTGGTATAACTAAAAATGAAGCTATTTCTATATTTTCATAAAAACCTTGATTCTGTCTTATTTGTACATTTTGAGTTGATATTTCTACATCTGCACAATACTCTTGTAATGATTTATGTAAGTTTTCATTAGTTGTATAAAGCTCGTTTGTTTTATTTATTAAGTTTCTATTAAAAATAGCTTGTCTTTTAAACTTAGTTTCCAAAACACTATCGTTAATAAGCAAAGGCAAAGTATTAGTATATTTTATTCCTTGCGTTATTAAATCGTAATAAGTTACTGCCGTTGAAACAGTATTTAAACCTACTTCTTCTGATAACATTGATATTTCACTATCTAAATAATTTAAAGCGTAAATAGGAAGTGCTGAATTTGAATTAAAAGAAAAAGCAAAGTAAATTTTACCACCTATTACAATATCATTTAACTCTAAATTTATTGTTTCCCGAACTGTTTGAGAATACACTCCAGTTTCTGTTCCAAAAACATCGCTAACCCAAATGGAATTAGTAATACCTGGAAAGCTATCTCTAAAACTAGCACCATCGCTTTTAAATAAGTAAAGTCTAAAAACATTACGATCATTTTCAGCAAAGTTTTGGCTATATCTGAATAAGTCAAGATTTAGTTTTATTGTAATCTTTAAAGATTTAATATTTTTTCTAGCTCTAAGAATTGCAAATTGACTTGGATCTGGCTCATAAGTATCTCCAACAAAATTTAATCTACTTTCATCCTCTAACCAACTTAATGCGCTTTCAATATCATCTTGAATAATATTTTTTATTTTATTTATAAATACTGGAGCACTACCTGGAGAGTTAAATATAAACGCTTGACAAAGTTGAGTTTCGCCAGTTGATTTTATTATGTTAGTATTTCTTGATCCAGTTGCCTTAACCAAATAATTAAAACTATTTATAGGCGTTATAGTTTCATCTTTCCAATTTTTATCTGAAAAAGCGTCAAAAGTATTTTTAAGATTACGAAAATGGTCGGCAACCAAACTTATTTCAATCAATTTACATTTGTAATAAGTAAGTCCATCTGTCAAATCTTCATCTCTATTGTCTAGTTCAAACTCTTTAAAGTCAACTCCATTTAGTGAAAGTTTGTATCCTACTTTCATTTCAGCACCTTTTAATCTTCTGTTTTCAAGTAAATACCAAAGTCCGTAATCCATAAACTCAGACAAATCTCCTTGCGGATTACATACTCTAGGAAGTGTCAATCTTTGACCAGTTGTATCTGGAAATGTCAAACCATCAATAGCAAAATATTCGACATCTCTAGTCCATCTGTTTTCTAATTGCTTTTTAACGTACTTTGCGGCATCAAAACCAATCGGCTCACATATCTCATACCAATCCATATTAAAGTCGTAAAACTTCAAATAGTGCCTAAATCCTTTATCATCGTATGGGTGCGCCATTATCTACCGAATGTTACTTGATTGTTTAGTATTTCTTTTGTTGTATGTCCGTTTGAAATATAGTTCTTAATACCGCTTCTATCAAATGTTTGATGATACTCTTGCTTATTTTGTATTGTACTTACAATCCTATTAACTTGTTCATCACTCATACCACTATTTACAACAACATTAGGCTGTGCATAACCAATACTATTGGTAGTTAGAATATTATCTAAATTCTTTTGCCATTGATCGTGAGTAAATACTTTTGTTCCTTTTGGTGCGTTCATAAGTACATTACGTTCTTTTGGTTGATAAATCTTACCATCAGGCGTTTGTATTGTTTCTTTGTAATTTGAACCGCTACCATCGTTTACAAGCATCGCACCTCCCTTATGGTTGTCTGTTCCCATTTTATAGGCTGGAACTTCTTGAGAACTAACCATTGCTATTTGTGCTGCCCCTAAAGCTCCTACAAAAGCACTTAATAGACCAGCACTAACGCCAAAATCTACTTTAGGAACTTGCGCCCAAATAGCAATTATCGCTTGTGCGGTATCAATTGCAATATTAAAAATTGCTTGTTTTTTCTTAGCTTTAAATTCTCTAGCAGCTATTTCTTTTCTTCTAGCTTCTGCTTGTCTTTCAATCTCTGCTTTTGCGGAATCAGAATCTCCAGCAAATGCCAAAGCAATATTTGTTTGTTCTTCTAATCTTTGTTTTTCAGCCTCAAAATTTCTTTGCGATATTGCATTTATAAAGTTAAACATTTCTTGAAACGCCTCCGCTATTACAACAGTCTTAGCTAAAGCATTATCGCCATATTTATCTAATCCCTCTTGTAATAATTTAAAAGTAGCACCAAATCCAGCATCGCTTGCAAAAGATTGCGCTACTTGTTTCATTTCAGCCGTAACTTGTTCTATTGCTAATATTTTAGGACTTTTAATGTTTCCTAATGCTGCAATTGCGTTTTCATACTCCGCTGTTATTGCTTTAATTTCTTCTTTTGAAGCACCTCTTGATTTAGCTCTTTCAAGATCAGATAATTTTTGCGCTTCTAATAAATCTTTTTCTAATTGTATATATGCTTGGAAAGCAGCCTCTCTAACAACTAATGTTTTGTTTTCATTGTCTACAATAATTTTATATTTAGCAATTTCTCCAGTAGTTATTAATTTATTTAATTTTAAAACTTCATCTTGTTGCTTATATTTTATACTTTTAAAGAAATTAAAATCTTGTTTTTGTAAAGCCTTTATATCTTCAGAGGCTTTTATTTCTGCGGTTAAATTTTTATTAATATAAGTATTAATAATATCAGTTTGATTTATAGAATGTTGTTCTAATGATATTTCTTTATTTTTTAAAGCTAAATCATTTTTAGCATAATCTTCATCTCTTTTAAATTTAATAAGAGCTGCTTCTTTTTGAAGTTGCATATCGATAATTTCAATACTAGCTTCGCTAAACGCTATTCTTTTTGCAATTCTTTCTTCATAAGATGTTTGATCATCGTCAGCATTTTCAGCTTTTTTTCTTTCTAATATTGCTATTTTAAGATTATACTCGCTTTCTATTTCTTTAAAATTTAATGCAATTTTATCTTTTTTGGCTTTTTTTATTTTTGTTTCTCCATCTCCATCTCCAGTTTCATCTGTTACAGGAGGTGTTTTTTTCTTTGTTTCTACTTCTGTTAATTTAAAACGTAAAGCATAGTTATAAGCTAATAATTTATTGTTTACTTCAACTTTTTTATTGTTTTCAATTATTTTATTATTTAACCTAGTCCATTCATCTGAATTAACATCTTTTGTATCTCTTAATTCTTTTATTTTTAAAGTTTTTTGAGTAATCAAAGCATATCTTTCCTCTTGATCTGCTATTTTTTTATTTACTTCTAATAGTTTTTCTGCTTTTGTTGTAGATAACGCTTCTTCTTCTTTTTTTATAATTAACTCTAAATTTTGTAATTTTTCTTTTGATGTTTCAATATCTGCTTGTGCTTGTATTTTCCTATTTCCAGATACTTTTTCTTCTATTTTTTCTAATTGGTTTAACTTTTTTAATTCTTTATCTCTATTTTCTATTGCAATATTTAATTCTTTACTTAAATTTTTATAATCTTCTAAAGCAGCATTTACTTGTCTATTTTTTTCAGTAGTTTTATTATTATTTCCAAAAATTTCATTCCACGAAAATTGAAAGAGTTTTAATTGAATAGTCATACTTTCTAATCTTTGTTGAAGTAAAGAAAAAGAACCTTGAATTAATTTTGAAATAATACTATCTCCCTCTGTCATTTCTCTTATTAATCCAGTCCAACTATTAGCTAGTCTTTCTTGTGCCGCTGCCAATGTTTCAACTCTATTTATATTTTCTATACCATAAGCCTTTTCTAATGCAATAGCAAATTTAGGAAGTGCATCTTCTGATAATATTTTACCAGCTTTCATCATTTCCATCATTTTTCTTTCTGTAACACCTAATGCCTCTGCCATTATATTAAAAGCACCTGGCAATGCGTTACCTAATTGCTTTTTTAATTCTTCCGCTTGAACAGTACCTTTTGACATCATTTGTTGCAAAGCAAGAAAAGCACTATTTTGAGATTCAACAGATAATCCCATAGAAGCACCAGCTTTTGATATACTTCTAAATATATTTTGTATTTGTTCCCCGCTTAATTTGTCTTTTGCAGCAACATAAAATTGAGTAAACTGTTCTTGCAATCCTTTTATTTCAATACCAAAATCCTCAGATGTTTTTTTAATAAAAATCTGATTTTCAGCAAATAAAACTTGATTCCCAGATACGTTTCTTAATGCTAAGTCTAAACTTTGTATTTGTTTTGTAGTTTCAAATATGTTTTTAGCAATATCTACCGCTAAATAAATTCCAGTTGATATTCCAAAAGCACTCATTAATTGAGTTAATCCACTTAAAGCATTTTTGTAATTCCCAACGTTTTTAGAAAAATTACCTACCGCTTGATCTGCTTTTTTTACTTTTGCATTTAAAATATCAAACTCTTTTTGAGCTTGTTTAATTTCAGCATTTGAAGCAGTTTCAGAGGCAATAAGATTTTTTAAAACTCTAGCAGCTTCATTTCTACTTGCATTTAATTTTCCGTAAGCATCATTTAATTTTTGATTAGCTAATACTTCACGTTCTTTTGATTTTAAACCTCTTTCAACTGCTGCTGTATAATTTAATTCTGCTTTTGTTAAATTTTGTTTAGCAGTTGTTTGATTTTTAGAATTTTGTTCAATTATTTTTTGTAAAGATGTTAGTTCTTTAATAGCTTGTTGTTGTGCCTTTAAATCATCAATCATTTGCTTCGCAGTATTATCTGCGCCACTAGGACTTTTAGGTGCTTTAAATTTGTTAATTTGCTCTATTTGTAAAGCTAAAGCATCAACAATTATTTTTGCATCTTCTAATTGCTTTAAAGCATTAGGACTTAAAAACTCTATAAAACCATCATTTGCCATTTTTTCTTTGTATTTTAATTATATTTTTACCCGAGTTTTCAATAGCAATATACATCGCTAAAGTAATCGTTTCGTCAATATTTCTATTATGAATATTACTTAAACCTACAATGCTCTGAAAAAAATCAAATTCATTCTTATTTTCTTTGCCAAAATACTTTTGCAACTCCAAAGTCGCCATTGTTAAATCATTCTCAATAATGCCACACTCAACTTGTAATACCCTCAATACTTCTTCGCCCCATTCTGCATCTTTATCAAAATAAATACCGCACCCTTTCTTTAAAGCATTAGTTAACTTTTCTTTCATTTCATCCGTAACTGGATTGTAATACAAAAAGTGCATCACTTGTTTTATCGTTTCTATTTTATAAGACAACAAATTCACATTAAAAGTTAATTCTAAGTACCTTTTTGCTTCTTTATTATCCGATTTTACAAAGAAATCATCATATATTGTGGAAAAAACAGCTTCTAAGTCCTCATTTTCTTGTTCTGCAACCAAAAAAGTGTAATCTTTTGAATGTAAAACGTCAAAGAACAGTTTTGCGGGTATATTTTCTATCGAGTTGTACTTTGCCATCTATTGTCCTAGTTGTTCCTTTAAAGCCTTAATAAACCCTTGTTTAACGTATTTATTTATAAAATCATTAAAAACATTTTGGTCTAAATCAAAAATGTCTGATTTGCTATTGTTATACTTTTCTTTAAGCAATCTTGCTTTACTATCTGTCGATAAGAAAGTATATCCTTTGCCTTTTGTTGTAATTTCAAATGCTCCAATAAAAGCACCTCCATAAATCAAATCTACAAACCCATCGGCTCTAGGATTTAGTAACTGCTTTTCTTCTTTATACGCTTTCCAAGCATAAGTTCTTCTTACTCCATTGCTATAAATATTTCCATCTAAATACTCGTCTTTTTTAATAGCAATTAGCCTTTCTTCATTTTCAGCTATTTCTGCGTTTACGAGAATTTTTAACGTTTGTTCGTTCGCTAGTCGGTTCAACCTCTTGCTCATTTCCTTTGCTGATATTCCCATCTTCTACAATTTTAGCAATTGATAATTTTTGTTTTTTATCTCTGCAAGGAATACAATACTCCTTTTTACTATTTAAAGGTGTTTTTAAAAACTCACTAATCAAATCATCATTTACTTGATTTGTATTGGACTTAATCCAAGTTACTTGTTCAGATAAAGTTAAATTACAAAACCAATCTGCATCACTTCCAAATAATTCTATGTTAAATATAGTCATAATATTAAATTTTATTCAAAGATATAAAAAAAGGCGTACAAAATCGCACGCCTTTTTCTACCCAAATACTTTAGTCGTTAAACTTATGCTACCGTTACTACATTTCCAGTAGTTCCGCTGTAAAATTTGTTACCAACCTTTGCAGTATTAATAGATCCATCAGCTAAAGTAACTGTAACAACATCAGCAGCAACTAAAGTCGCAGTTGGTGTGATAGCGTACTCTTTTGTAGTTGCGTTATATGTAACAGCTCCTACAATTGCATTAGTAACACCACCAACAGTAAGTCTTAAGTTAGCAGCAGCTAATCCTGTAATTGTAAACAAGTCATTCCATTTCCAAGTTGGTTTGATATAAACTTTGTTTTCAGAAGCATCAGCACGACCTACAATAGTTACATCAGTAATACCAAACAATTCAGAGTTTGGATCGAAGTCCAAATCAGTCAAAAGGTTTACATATTGATTATACTCAAATGGGTTTGTAATTTGGAATTTCAAGATAGTTGAAGCCGAATTAGTACCATTGTTTTCAGTATAACCATTAGTGTTTAACATACCAGTTGTTAAACCTTTGATTTGTGTACCATCAACACTTTCAGCACATTTGATATACCCAGTTTCGTAAGTAATCAATGTATCGTATTGTTGGTAAGAGTTGTAAGAGTAAGCGATCTTTTGGAAAGCTAATCCTTGTTTGAATGTAGCAGTAAAAGTTGGTTTACCTTGTCTTACTACTTCCATAAGTCCAGATTGACTTTCTTGAGTAGTCGCATCTGGAGTTTCAGATACCATTTCAAAACAACCAACCATAGGAATAAAATTCCCTAATTGACATTGTTCTTGAACATAAGCCTTGTCAAAAGTATCTGTTGCTTTCTCTAAAGACCATCCTTTTGGAACTAAGATTACACCGTTTGGTAATCCTTCAATTGCTTGGCAAGCCTCTAAACCGCTACCAAATCTGCTTGTGGTGCAATCTACACCTGTTATAATTGCCATAATTTCTTTTTTTTAATTACACGTTTGTACGTTAGTTATTTTAATTGTTGTTTCTAATAATATAGCATCCCACTTGTCAATAGTAAAATTTTCCTCTCCGTTTCCGTAATTTGGGAACTCGGTTATTGTATAACTATTTGTCCAAGTAACGCTACCGCTCATTCTAAAAATTTCTTCGATGTTTTCCACTAAAGGATAAAGTATATTTTTGTAACTTAACATCCATCTCTGTTCATTTGTCAAATCTACATTTGTATTTTGACAAGCTAGGACTAATGACAATTTAGTTTCACATTCTTGCTTTCCTTGAACACTTGAGTTCGATGTTTGATAAATTAAAGGGTAAATTGTTCTGGCTTCCTTTGAAAATAGCTCTAGTTGTCTTAATAAATGTTGCTTGTTTCCCCATTTGTAAATAGTCTTGTAACCATCTATTAAAGGCAAATTATCAAACAATCCATTCAAAAATTCTTCTACAACTATCATAAACCAAAGTAGTTTAAAGGAGTTTTGTTTCTAAAATAAGTAATATCATAAACATCATTGTTTCTGCTTAAATACTCATACAAAGTAACTTCGTTCCCTATATTTGTGTTTCCAAAACTAATAAATTCTCCGTTCCAATTATTTGAAACATCGCCATTATTATTCATTCCTCTACCTACATACATCATTACAAACTTGTTCCAAACTGAAACTTGTTTAACGCTAGGATCATTCGCAACTGAATTTTCTGCTTGTGGTATTTGCATACCAGTTGTAGAGTAAGTTTGAAAGTCCATACCTAAGTAATAAAAGAAAACGTAATAAGCTATTAGGCTAATCTTCTTTGTTCCTATGGTATATCTCAAACCTTTCCAATCATCTTTACCATCCACTAGGTCAACCCATTTCTGAACTGGATTTGCAATCCAATCTCCGTTTGGCTCAAATTGTGCATTTAACTCTTGTAGTTGCTCGTAACCAAGAATATCAAGTAACAATGATTGCTCAATACTTTCAATCTCTTGCGCCAACTGAACCGAAGCTGTTGGTAGTACACTACCAATGCTAGGTTGCGCTACTGCATTTGGAATATATAATTCCTTAGTCTGAAAGTATTGAGCATTTATTATCATTATTTCTCTATTACGGTTGAAGTCATTTCTGGAGTTTTCTCTTTCACTTTCACATCTTTAGCCAATTTTGCAACCCCCTTAGCGATTAATTTATCAGCGTGAACTTTGTGAAGTAAATAAGTATTTCCATCTAAGTCTACTGCTTTATAATCCGACACTTTATCGAATGTAGCAGTTCCTACAATTTTTGCTTCTTCTTCTTTGATACTAAAATTTGACATATATTAGAGTTTTAAAATTACGGTGTTGGTTTCAATAACGCAGCTCTTACTGTTGCAAGGCTAAACGCCATCGCTCCAGGCAAGTTGTTTTTAGCCACTCTTAAGATAGAGTAAACTTCTCCAACTGCTGATTTCTGGTTTTTGATAAATTGGTCGTTGTAAGTACCAAAACGCAAGATAAACTCAGAGTGCATTTCACGGTAGATTGAACTATCCATAACAATTGCAGTACCTAAAGTAATTGCATTTGAAGAAACAACTCTCATTCCGTTGATAGATCCATTTTGCATATAAGGCAATAATCTTGAATTACCCTCTGTATCTTGTGTGAACATTGTAGTTACAATATCACTTGGGTGCATAAGAACTAAATCAGCGTTAAAGTTCATTCCGTTGATTACAGATTGTGCAGCAATAACCGCAAGTCCGTTATCTGGAATAACCAAAGTGTCATCCATTACAGAAGTAGTGTAAGCAGTACCGTTTGAAACAATAGTTCCAATCAATCCGTTATTCCAAAATCTGATTACTTTTTCTTCAAACATCATAAGGATTTCATTGTACAACAATTCGTTGTCAACTTCAAACTCCTCAGTCCACTCAATGTGAGCAGCATATTTCTTACGCAAAGTAAGTGTTCTTAAGAATGTATCAGATACTAATGGCTTAGTACCACCCTCAGCAACTAAAGCAACAGCTCCCTCAGCAGTAGCTTGCTCGTTTTTGATAATTTGTTGTGGAACTCTTGCAACTTGTCTGTTAGAAATAACATCTAAGATGAAATTCTC